TTCACGAAATCATATCATATCCAATCATATTCCCAATCATATTCCCAATCATACTTGCAATCATATCATATCTAATCATACAATCATATCTAATCATATTGATAAGAACCAAGGAATATTTCGCTTGATCCTAGAATCAAGAACCTTGAGCGATTTGTTCGAGCAACTTGAAAAATTATTAAAAAAATAAAATAAAGCTTTGCATTTATCCCATTACATCTTATAATAATTATATAACATTAATGAAAGGGTAAATTATGCAAACTAAAGAAAAAAAATGTATTGATCTTGTTGAAAATAATTATAATTATATTTTTGATAAATTCAAAGAAGCTTATGAATATTTAAATCAAGATAAAGAACTAAGAAAGCCTAATGATGAATTAGAGCACTTCGAAGACTTCACCCAATTTATATGTGAATATGGATTATGCTTTGATAAAGTTGAGCCTAATACATTTCAAAATCAAAAGCTTGGCTTTTGGAGATGGCAACTATCTTGGGGTGGACCTTCTGACGAGTTCAGAATCTATTTAGATGAAGACAATAAAATTTATAAAATTGAATATTGGTATTTAGATTGGTTTGATGGTGCCAGTATCATTGTTAAAGATAGTTTAATTTATCATATCATTGAAGAATATTTTTTAGTGAAATAATCATACAATCATATAATCATAATCATATCTGGCGCAATCATAGCGCCAGATCATACCTACAATCATATAATCATATAATCATATAATCATATCACTAGAACCTAGAACCTAGCTGCAAGTATATCTATAAATGTTAATTGGATTAAAATCCCAGGAACAGCTTGCGAGCTGCTCCTGGGTAAGGAAGGAACTATTGCAGCAATTGCTCTCTAACTTCTTGCTCAACATCGTCTGCTACATCTTCTAAACCAACATAGCCTTCAACGACATCTCGCATAACTGTTAAAGCTTCTTCAACTGCTCTTTTATATAAATCATCTGGCATAATAAAACAAAGGGAAGACTTATTAGGCCTTCCCTAACCTTTCTATTGTTTAATTGTTTTAATATTTATTTTTCTATACTCAACTTTTCTGATGTATTGAAAATAAATATCTGGATGGTTTTCTTTTAAGTTTTTAACATCAATCACATCTCTAACTTCATTACTTCTAGAAATTTGATGTGTTGCAGTTTTAGTCTTAACAATAACAGTACCATTATGTTTATCAAGAATGGAATGTTGCCTTGCTGTCATAGCTTTATCATCTGCCATAACAGTTTTTTTAAGATCTCTTCCAGAAATAAATTCAATAGAATTTACTTCATCTAATGAAAGCTTTCTTAAAGTTTTTATTTTATTTTGAGCCATTTTATTTTACCTTTCGAAAATGTTAATATTAATTGCTCTATTATATTATGGGATAATATGGGCTATATGTCAACAAAAATAATTATAAAAAAAATAAAACTAAGTTGCAGCAGCTGCAAAAAAAATAAAAAAAGTTATTGACAATTATTTCATCTTATATTATCTTATATATATAAGATAACAATTAAGTAATCTTATTAATGAAAGGAAGGCAAATGCCAAATACTAAAACAATAGAAAAGGTAAGTATCTTACCAAAAAAACCATCAGAACTAGTTATGATGTATCTTAACTTATATCCAGATATGACGCAGGAACAACGAACTACTGCGAGATTAATAGTTCACGATGTAGTTCAGAGCTTAGAGCAGCACTTCGATGCAGCTCAAGCAGCAGCTAAAAAGGTAAACGAAAAACTACCTTGGTTAAAGTAATATAAACCAGGCAGAGCCTAACGGCTCTGCCTACTAACGAAGGGAATAAAATGTTAAATATAAATTGTAAAAAAGAATTAATAGATATTGAAAGTGATTACGAAAAGCTTGATCTATTTGATTTAATAAAGATGAGTAAACATTTAGAGAAACATCACAAAATGGTTCTTAAACTTATTAAATATAGAATGGAATAATTAATATAATCATAATCATTTTATGGGCAGCTATCATAGCTGCCCATATTTCCAAGGCTCATTTCCCATTTACATATCACAAACACTAACGATTTTCTGACCACCTGCGGGCGGCGGCTTGCTAGCCTGTACACCTATAGGCTAAGTTAGATATATGTAAACATTTGAAATTTATTTTAGTTTATCTATAATGTCCAAATGAAGTCTGATTTAATGACAACAGAAAAACTGAGGCTCGAAGTAGAGAGGCTCTGGATTAAACACATTAAGTTATGTCAGGATCACTTCTTGTATTTTGTTCAGGAAGTTTGGCCAGATTTTATATGTCGTAAAGAAAAAGATAAAAGTAGGTGGGGACATCATCAGATTATTGCCGATGAATTTACAAGCATAGCAAAAGAAAAAAAAGGGAGGCTCATTATCAATATGCCCCCTAGACATACTAAATCTGAATTTGCATCTGTATATTTTCCTGCTTGGATCATTGGAAAGTTCCCCAAAATGAAAATAATGCAAGTATCTCACAACACAGAACTAGCAGTGAGGTTTGGTTCTAAGGTTCGTAATATTATTGATTCACCAGAGTACAAACAAATTTTTGGTAATGTAAAGCTTCGTGAGGACTCCAAAGCAAAAGGTAGATGGGAAACAAATCACGGAGGTGAGTATTATGCAGCAGGAGTTGGTGCGTCAATCACGGGCCGTGGTGCGGACTTATTGATTATTGATGATCCTCACACGGAACAAGACTCAATGTCGGATATTGCGATGGAACGTGCTTATGATTGGTATACATCTGGTCCACGACAGAGGTTACAGCCTGGTGGATCTATATTGATGGTTATGACGAGATGGGCAGAAGATGATTTAACGGGTAGATTATTGAAGGCTCAAACTGAACCAAAAGCTGATAAGTGGCGACAGATTTCATTTCCCGCGATCCTCGACTCAGGGAACCCAGTATGGCCAGAGTATTGGGAGTTAGAAGAATTAGAAAAGATTAAGTCAAGTATACCTATTCGTAACTGGTCAGCTCAGTATATGCAGAATCCTACCAGTGAAGAGGGTGCGATTTTAAAAAGAGAATGGTGGCAACCGTGGAGGGGTGAGGGGTTGCCTAATTTAATGCATGTGATTCAAAGTTATGATACTGCGTTTAGTAAGAAAGAAACTGCGGATTATTCTGCGATTACGACTTGGGGTATATTTTTTCCAGAAGAAGGTGGGGCACCGCATTTGATTTTGTTAGATGCTTTGCGGGGTAAGTTTGATTTTCCAGAACTAAAAGCAGTTGCATTAGATGCTAATAAGTATTGGGAGCCTGAGACGATTATTATAGAGCAAAAGGCAAGTGGTGAACCGTTGACTCAAGAGTTTAGGAGAATGGGTATACCTGTTGTGCCATTTGTTCCAAGTAAGGGTAATGATAAATATACGAGGGTGAATGCCTGTGCTCCTGTTTTTGAAAGTGGTCAAGTTTGGTTTCCGTTTGGTGAAAAGTTTGCAGACGATGTGATTGATGAATGTGCATCGTTTCCTAATGGTGCACATGATGATTATGTTGATTCTACTACCCAGGCTGTGTTAAGGTATAGGCAGGGCAACTTTATTGAGTTATACTCAGACTATGTTGACAACGAAGATTTGCCACCAAAAGAATATAGGTATTACGAATGAGTGAAGAGTCAGAAGATAAACAAAAACAAGCAAAAAAACTTTCTGTATTAAGTAAACTTTTTGGAACTCCAGGTGATTTATTTGATTTAATAAATCCTAAAAGAAGTCAAAGAAGAAGACGTTATGTTGCGCCAATGCGTATTGCTCGATCGAGAGTGCAAGAAAACCCAGAGTTTAAAATAGTAGGGAGACAAGTTCCTGATATTGAGTCACAGGTTAGAACAGAGGTATTACAAAATCTCACTGATGTTGAGCCTAAAATGGTAGAACCTAGATTAAAAGCAATGTCCTCAGATTTACAAGATTTACGTAAAACTTTAGCTCCAGCTATTAGATCTAGCAAAGGCACATTTGTTACAGTTAAAACAAAATTAGGACGTACTAAAAAAACAAGGATTACATAATGGATGAAGAAGAAAATCTGGAAGAACAGGTTGAACCTGTTGATGTCTTAGTCGAAGAACCCAGTGACGAGATGATTGAAGAACAACCAGAGTCTCAAGAAAACGATTTTTTTAATAACTTAGCAGAGGACATGGACGACAGAGCCTTGACTGCGCTATCAAGTGATTTGATTACAGAGTATAAAAAAGATAAAGATTCACGAGGGGATTGGGAAAAAGGCTATACTTCAGGATTAGATTTATTAGGATTTAAATACAATGATGAAGGACAACCTTTTAAAGGTGCAAGTAGTGTAACACATCCACTACTATCAGAAGCTGTAACACAATTTCAAGCACAAGCGTATAAAGAGTTATTGCCACCTGATGGACCTGTGAGAGCACAAGTTGTTGGTGAGTCAAGTAAGCCAAAACAAGAACAAGCAGGTCGTGTAAAAGAATTTATGAACTATATGTTGATGGACAAGATGGAGGAATACACTCCTGAGTTCGATCAATTGTTATTTTACTTACCTTTAGCGGGTAGTGCGTTTAAAAAAATCTATTATGACGAAATAAAACAACGCGCTGTGAGTAAATTTGTGCCTGCAGAAGATTTAGTTGTGCCGTATTATGCGTCTGATTTGTTAGATTGTGAAAGAATTACGCATATTATCAAAATGACAGAAAATGATGTGTTGAAAAAGCAAAAATCTGGTTTTTATCGTGATGTTGAGCTGATTCCTACACAAGAAGAAGACGAAATTCAAGATAAATATGATCAAATGGAAGGGATCTCGAGCCAAGGAACA